ACAGGAAAACCTATTACAAGTGTAGATACAACAGTTCAAACCTATGATAACGTCGTATATGTGCGAGACAGTGCAACTCAAGTAAGTGCATTTATATCAACATCACATACTTTTGCAGATAATGATCAAATAGTTGTATCTGGTCTTACAACAAGTATCCCAAATCTTACAAATTCTCATCAAGTTGGTGTTACATCCGAACAGGTTGTATTATATAAAGAACTTGGTGCTAATTCTACTGCAGGTATTGTAACCGACATTTATGTTTCATCAATTCCAAGTAGAGTATCAGCTGGCAGTAGCATAGGAATTGGTACTGAAAAATTATTAGTTCTTAATGCTTTTAGAGATAGACAGATATTAAGAGTAAAAAGAGGTGTTGTAGGTGCTGCACATTCATTATCTGCACCTGTTTTTACAACTCCACAAAAATTTACAATAGATTTAATTACTGATCCGTTTGAGTCAAAAGTAAATGATAAAGTATTCTTTAATCCAAAAGAACAGGTTGGATTAGCATTGACTGCTGGAACAGTCATTGGTATGGCTAAATCATTCACAACTGGAGAATTATCAAAAGTAATTAGTGTTCCTGCCAAGAGTATTTTCTTACCAAATCATCCTTTTGTTAATAATCAGCAATTAACATTAAAAATACCAACTGGTGTAGGTGCATTAGCAGTTGGTACTGGTGTAACACAAGCAGTTGCAGCAAGTTTTAATTTAACAGATGGCACAACTGTATTTGCTAAAAGAATTTCCACTGATTTAGTGGGATTATCCACAACCAGAGGTGGAGAAACTATTTTCTTCAAAACTTCACCAACAGATAGTTTTGAATATCTTCTTGAATCGAACTTTACACAAGTAACTGGAAAGGCACAAGAAATCACAGCACATGTTGCAGTGTCTACATCTCATGGATTATCTGAATTAGATACTATTGATTTGACTTTAGAATCAAATAGATCTGGTGGCACAGGTATCACCACATCAGTCATAGTTAAATATTCATCTTCTGAAGATAAAGTATTAATCAATCCAACTACGATTGTTAAAGCAAATATAGGTGCAGATACAATATTTAAATCTGATCATGGATTTAAAACTGGACAAAAAATATTCTATGATGGATCTACAGGACAGGCCACTGGTTTAACTACCTCATCATATTTTGTTTATAGAATTGATGATAACTCATTCCAGTTGGGTGAAACATTATATGATGTTCAAAATGAACCACCTAAAGTTATTGGTATAACAACTAATACGGGTGGAAATAGTCAAGAAATATCATTAATCAATCCATCATTACAAATTGTAAAAAATAATGATTTAGTATTTTATGTCTCAGACTCATCATTAAGTGGATTTGATTTTAATTTTTATTATGATAAAGATTTTAAAAATGAATTCGTATCAACAGGGTCTACAGATACATTTTCTATAGAAAGTATTGGAACAGTGGGTGTTGGAACAACTTCTACTGTTACTTTAAAATATAATGCAAATAATCCTAGTAATATATTCTACACATTAGAAAAAACTGGATTTATTAGTACATCAGATGTAGATGTAGAAAATGGATCAAGAATTAACTATATTAATAGTGAATATGAGGGATCTTATACTGCTTTTGGTGTAGGTACAACATCATTTAATATTTCACTTAAAAATGTTCCAGAAAAACTAAATTATATTCAATCAGAGGTAGATACACTATCATACTTGACTAACTCATCATCAGTGAGTGGTGGTGTGGGTAAAATACATTTAGCTTCTGGTGGTTTTGGATTTAAAAAGATACCCGGAGTAACCAGTATCACATCTGTAAATGGTATTAACTCAAAAATTTTATGTTTATCAAATAGTATAAACAGAATTAATAAAGTACGTATATTAGATCCCGGTTTTGAATATCATTCAGATAAAACATTAAAACCAGAGGCCAGAATATCACCTACAATCACTCTTATTAACTCAGATGTTATTTCAGAGATACAAGTTATTTCTGGTGGTAAAGATTACTTATCAACACCCGATATTGTTATAGTTGATCCTGAAACCGGACAATTAACTGATCAGGGTGTTATAGAATTATCATTAAACTCAAGTTCAATTGCATCGGTAAACATAATAAGTTCTCCTAAAGGTTTAAAACCCGTTGAGCAGAGAGTAAGAACTATTAATAATTCAAATGGTATATCAGTATCAACTGTTGTTGGTATGAATACCACATCTAATACTGGAATTGTTACATGTACTTTAGAAACACCTATTGGTGGATTTTCTCCTGCACCATTTACTGTAGGTGATCAAATATTTGTTGAGGGTATTCAATTAGAATCATCTGAGGGATCTGGATATAACTCCACAGATCATGGATTTATATTTTTCACAGTATCTGATTATCAAAATACTAGTCCTGCAAAATTAGAGTTTAATTTAACAGGAATAGGTGTTAGTGTTGGTATCGCAAAAACATCTCAAACAAATTATGCGACCATAACTAATTTTAAAAATTACCCTCAATTTAGAACTGTTCAGAAATCAGCTCAATTTAGAATTGGTGAAAGGTTGGCAGTGAAGGAAAATAATAGTTTTGTATTATCTAATCTGACAGTTCTTGAAAATAATCCAGATGAGTTTATAAAAATATTTGGAAAAAAAGAATTAGTTATTGGAGATCAAATAAGAGGTGAAATTACAGGCACACAAGCAACAATTAACTCAATAGCAGAAAATAAAGGTAGATTTGAAGTAGATTATGCTTTGAGACAAGATCGTGGATGGAATACTGAGATAGGTAAATTAAGTGAAGATTTTCAGGTTATTGCAGATAATGATTACTATCAAAATTTATCATACACAATACAAAGTCCCATAACCTTTGAAGAAATAGTTGATCCTGTAAATCGACTTGTTCATACAACAGGATTGAAAAATTTTGCTGATACAGGGATTACATCAACTGCAAAAAGTGGTATTTCTTCAAGATCTGATCTTGTCATAGGAAGGGATTTGATTAGTGAAGAGAGAGTTGATACAATTAATAACTTTGATCTTGTGGTTGACACAGACACTACTCTTGGTGGATCACAATCTAAGTTCCTTAAATTAAGAAATCAAAAGTTAGCAAGTTACATTGAGTGTAGAACAAACCGTGTTATTGATATTGATGATATAAGTTCATTATTTTCAAATACAAATAGCACTTTAAATAACAGAATTGATATTGATATCAATGAGAATTATGAAAGTTTCTTATTACAAACAAAAAATCCATCAACAAACGAAATTCAAATTGATGAAGTAGTCGTATTTAAGGATAATACTGACACATTTACCTTTGAAAAAAATAACATAGGTATAGGGACACAAAAAATTATTGATGTTATAGGATTTACAGATTCAGCAACAAGTGATACAACATTAAGAATTACACCAACTGACCCATTTGATGATGATTTAGATATCAAAGTTTATCGTAGTTCATTCAACAGCACCTTAGCTGGCATAAACACTCAAAGTGTTGGTTTTGCAAACTTGATTGGTGTTGCAAAAACTGCAAATCCAAGTGGAACTATTAATTTAGTGAGTGCTCCAATTGGATTTACATCAGCATTTTATGCTACAGTTGAAGTCACAGATAATGAAACAAATGAAAAGAACTTAGTAGACTTATATGCAACTCACGATGGAACTAATTCTTATTTCAGTGAATATTATGTTGATAGTGGAGATATAGCTAACTTCTCATCAAACTTCATTGGAACATTTACATCTAATTTAACTTCAGGTGTTTTATCGATTGATTTTGAAAACACAGGCATACACACTGCAACTCTAAGATCAAAAACAGTTGGTCTTGGAACAACTACTGCTGGTATCGGAACATTTAGATTTAAAGATAATGCACAATTAGATGGATCAGAGAGAACAGTTAATTTACAAACTTCGTTTAAAAGGGTAAGTAGCACATCAACTATTGTCGGTGTAGATTCTAGTAAATTCAGCACAATAAAGAGTATTGTCAGAGTTGCAGTTGGAACTAAAATAGCAATACATCAAGTTTTAGCAACTCATAATGGAACTGATACCTCTTTAGTTCATTATCCATTCATTTCTATTGGAAGCACCTCTGGTATCGGAACATTCATTGCTAATTTTGCTAATAATAAATTTAATGTCAGATTCAATCCTGATAGTGGTGTTACAGATGCTGAAGTTTCTGCATATAGTGAATTATTCTATACAGATCTTGATATATTCAATGTTCCACCAGATTTAACTTATGGTCGTGTTACTGAATCAGTCGCAGTTCGTCAATATAATGCGGTAAATGGAAATAGATCAAATAAAACTGAATTTGATTTAAAACACCAAGGCACACCAATATTTGCAAAAACATTCTCACCATCTGATGCAACTAAATTAAATCCTGCTACAGGTGTATTTACAATTAATAATCACTTTTTTAGCACTGGTGAAAAACTTAAATACACTCCTAAGAGTTCATTTATAGGTGTTGCTGCAACAGCCATGCAACATGCAACAGGAACTGATCTACCTACTGATGTATTTGCAATCAACTTAACACAGGATACTTTTAAATTAGCATTAACAAAATCAAATGCTAATGCAGGAACTGGTGTGACATTCCTATCTTTAGGATCAGGAAACATTCATCAGTTAGAAATGACTAAAAAACTTGAGAAAAGTATCATCAATGTTGATGGATTGATACAATCACCAATAGCGTTTACTCCTGTAAATACAACGGTGACAAATAATGGTGGTAGTATTTCTGCAACCGATGCAATCTTTAGTGTTGCTGGTATATCATCAATAGTTGAAGGTGATATCTTAGAGGTAGGTACTGAGTTGATGAAGGTTACTTCAGTAGGTATAGGTACAACTGCACTTGGCCCAATATCTGGTAATGGTGCTTTAAATTTAGTTGGTGTTGATAGAGGAGCATTAGGAAGCACTGCAGCATCACATAATGATTCTACAGCAGTGCGTAAATTTAAAGGATCATTTAATATCGTTGACAGTAAAATTCATTTTACAGATGCTCCAAAAGGGACAAACTTTGCAGCACAAAATCCCTCAAGTTTACCATTCCCAAGATCAGATTTTCATGGAAGAGTTTATTTGAGAAATGATTATTCATCAAATAGGATTTTTGACGATATATCTGATGGATTTACCGGGGTTGGTGCAACTCATATCATTAAAGTTGCTGGTGTTAATACCACTGGTATACAAACTGGTGGAAGTATCGTCTTATTAAATGGAATATTCCAGACACCAACAACAGAAAATAATTTAGGAAATAATTATGACTTTATTGATGATACAACTGCAGGTATCACAACAATAACATTCACTGGTATTACATCTACAAATGGTGATAAAATTACAAGTGAGTCTGATGTTAATTTAAATCAATTACCAAGAGGTGGTATGATAGTATCGCTAGGATCCACAGGTGGTCTTGGTGTTGCTCCTCTTGTTGGTGCTGCTGTTACAGTTGTTAAAAACTCTACTGGTACAATTACATCAGTGGGTGCAGGATCTACTGATCAATTGGGTTCAGGATATCGTGGATCAGTTTCAATAGGTGTGACTGATATTGCTTACGAGCATAGATTTGCTAGTTCAGGTATAGGTTCAATTAAAAAATCTGCATTCTCAGGTGCAGGTAGTCAAGGATTTACTGCAACTAATGCAGAATACACATCTCATACAGGTGTCCTTGTTCTTACTATTCCAGCACATGGATTAGTCGTTGGTAATACTGTTGGTATTGATACTGGTGGTTTAGTATTCAGATGTTCTAAAGATAACTTCCAAACATTACATCCATATCCTCGATCAGTATCAGTTACTTCTCAAGGAACAAGAAAAGATCCTTTTGCAGGTATTCAAACAGCAATTAGTGCAGTGACAACTAATACAATTACAATAAATGTTGGCCCCGGTGGTGGTGCTGGAACAGGTGCAGTAATTAATGCAACTGTAGGTGTTGGTGGCACATTAGCATTTACAGTAGCAAACGGTGGAAGTGGATATATTAATCCTGTAATTAATATACCAGCACCAACATATGAAAACTTAGAAGTTGTTGGGGTATCACGTTTGGGTATTGGTGCAACAACAGATACAGGACTAGGATTAAAATTATCTGTGGATGTTGGTGCTGCTTCAACAGTTGGAGTAGGATCGACCCTTCATACCGTCAAATCATTCAAAATTACCAGAAATGGATTTGGATTCAAGAAAGGTGATGTATTCAAAACTGTAGGATTGGTTACTGATAGGCAATTAACAAACAGAGTAAGTGAATTTGAATTAACTGTTACAGAAGTCTTTACTGATAATTTTGCATCTTGGGACTTTGGTGAATTTGATATGATAGATTCAATCAAAAACTTACAAAATGGTGTTAGAAAGAGATTCCCTATAACTGTAAATGGGGAGTTAAGAAGTTTTGAGATTGATGGCACAAATGCACAATCCTCATTAATTATTATGCGTAACCTACTTATGATTTACGTTAACGGTGTATTACAAGAACCCGGTGTTGCATATTCTTTTGATGGTGGTACAACATTTGCATTTTCTGTCGCTCCAACTGTTAATGATGATATTGATGTATTTTTCTACAAAGGAACAACCGGAGGATCTAATCCAGATACTGTTGATGTTGAAGTTCAAGAGACATTGAAAGCTGGTGATGTAATTGAAGTTGGATCCATAGCAGGTGATGTTGGACAATCTGAAAGAACAGTAATCGGTATTACCACATCTGATACATTTGAAACTGAAATATACACAGGTGCTGGTATTAATCCAAACACATTTAAACCTATTGTCAATTGGAGAAAACAAAAGGTTGATAAAATAATCAGAGGTGATGTTGTATCTAAGGCAAGGGATTCAATTGAACCACTTATATTCCCAACTGCTAGAATTATTGGTAATCTATCAACAAGTGAGAGTGATGATATCTTTGTAGATGAAGCACAGTTCTTTGAATATGAAGAGGATCATTCAAATATTAATATCACTAGTTTCGGTGGGTTAGTGATCGATAATGTAAGCCCCGTTGCAGCTGCACTTACAGCCACTGTTTCTGCTGCAGGAACCATATCTGCTATCACAGTTGTATCTGGTGGTAGTGGTTATGTAGGTTCTACCACAAGTATTGCAATTGCTGCTCCATTTGGCGTTGGAAACACTAGTTCTCCTGCAGTCACATCAGGTATTGCAACATTTGCAACAGCAACTGCAACCATAACCAATGGATCTATCGCATCGGTGGCCGTTAATAATATTGGTCTTGGATATACGACAAGCAATCCTCCTGTTGTTCTTGCACCTACACCTGAATTAATTAGTGAAAATATTACAAATATTAAAGATGTTCAGGGATTTAGTGGAATTGTAACGGGTATTTCTACAGCAGTGATAGGTGTTTCAACTCTTGGTCTTAGAATTGGTCTTGCAAGAACTGCAGGTAATTTCAATACTTTAGTTGCTGGATATCCAATTTATATCTTTGATACAACAGTCGGAAGTGGTGTTACCTCTCTTAACACAAGTGGCAATAATAATGACATAGTTGGAATAGGAACTTTATTCGCGGACAACATTTATATTATTCAATCTATAACTAAGAGTGGATTGAATGCTGAAATACTTACAAATATTCATTCTGGAACTGTTCATGCAGGACTAACAACCTCACATACAGGAAATGGTGGATATAATGGTAGATTCTCATGGGGTAGATTATTTACTAACACTGGAACATTAAGTAGACCAGATCCAATTTCAATAGGTGTTACGGGTCATACTGTTGGACTTTCAACTGGTGCTGGAATATCAACTTTCCCAACTATTCAAAGGAGAGTATTTGGTCTACGTGATACAGGTGCAGTCCGCAAAACATTATCATGATGATTTCACGTATAAATATAGAAAAAAAGCAATAAAATGCCAGCAGTAGTAACCGATCAGTTTAGAATTTTAAACGCAAGTAACTTTGTAGACACTGTTACAGGGATAGGAGGAGCTGATCCATCAAACTCATTTTATATCACACTTGGTTTACCCAATCCAACAATTGTAGGATTTGGTAGAACATCTACTTGGAATACATCTACTCCAAACCCAGTAGATAATATCAATAGAAATAATCATATTGGTGATACTTCATTATTTGGTAAAAGAGTCACAGGAAAGAATGTAAGACGTTTAATTAGAAAGGTTGATTGGACTCAGGGTACAAGATATGAAATGTATCGTCATGATTACAGCATAAACTCACCTTCACCCGTAACTCAGTCAGCTAGACTGTATGATTCAAGATATTATGTTATAAATGAAAACTTTAATGTTTATATCTGTATTGATAATGGTTCCTCTGGTATTAATACCACTGGTAATGCATCACAAGATCAACCAACATTTACCGATTTAGAACCATCAAGAGCTGGTGAAAGTGGTGATGGATATGTATGGAAATATCTTTACACAGTATCTCCTAGTGATATAATAAAGTTTGATTCAACAGAGTTTATTGCAGTTCCAAATGATTGGACAACTACAAATGATGCTACAATTCAATCTGTAAGGGAAAATGGTGATTCTGATTTAAATAATAACCAAATTAAAAAAGTATATATTGATAATCAAGGTAATGGATATTCTGGAGGAGTGGGACAAGAATTTAATATCTTGGGAGATGGTACAGGAGGAAAAGTTGTAATTGACGTTGTTGGTGGAAAAATAACAAATGCTGTTGTATCATCTGGTGGAAAGGGATACACATATGGAATTGTTGATTTAGGAACAATAAATGCTAATACTTCTGTAAAGGCTAAGTTAATACCAATTATTCCACCATCAAAAGGTCATGGATTCAATGTGTATGAGGAATTAGGCACAGACAGAGTACTATGTTATGCAAGATTTGGTGGTGATAATAAAGATTTTCCTTTTGATACTAAATTTGCACAAGTAGAATTGGTGAAGAATCCAACGTCTGTTGGAACAACATCAATTTACTTTAGTGATTCATATTCATCATTAAGTTCTATTAAATTTCCATCAACTACAACTGCTATCCCAGTTATTGGTGAGAAAATAAGTCAACAAGTATCGGGTGGAACAGCAGTTGGTTATGTAGCTTCGTTTGATAAAGAAACAAAAGTTTTAAAATATTTCCAAGATAGATCACTTTATTTTGGAAATGGTGAAGATCAAACAGATTATGTTGGTATATCTACTTTAGGGCAGGTGTTTGCTTTTCAATCATCTTCAAACCCAATAACTGCACCAAGTGGTTTCTCAGGATCTGTTGAGACCACATTTAGTTCAGGTATTACTACAGTTGGTACTAAAAACGTGGGTCTAGGAGTGACTTTCACAAATGGACTCGCTGAACCTGAAATAAATAAAGGGTCAGGTGATATAATCTACATTGACAATAGGGCGACTATCACAAGAAACTCTAGACAAAAAGAAGACGTTAAAATCATTCTGGAATTCTAAAAAATGCCACAAAAAACGAATTTAAATATAAGTCCTTATTTCGACGATTTC